GGATAAGAAGCAGCAGACGACCATGAGCCTCCTAGAAGCAGAAGCATCAGGGGCTTGGACCCCTATCGGGGCGTAGGAGGATTCTTTGAGTATGCCATTCGCGGAAGCGAACTACATTGACGAGCCAGGCAACAACAATAGCCTGCGTCAAATCAAGTCACAGTATGACCGCATGAAGTCCCGCTGGGCTGACCGTGACAAGCGTATGCAAGACGTGCTCGCTGTCCGTCAGGGCCGCATGCGTGACGTGTACCCCGAGTTGTTCCCTGAGGGTCCGTTTGACCGTGGCATTGTGGCGAACATGGTGGATGTTGCTGCCCGTGACCTCGCTGAGGTTATGGCACCACTGCCTGCGTTTAACTGTGCGTCCGCGAAGATGGTGTCGGATAGTGCCCGCGAGTTCGCGGAGAAGCGCACCCGCATCGTTAACGGGTATCTAGATTTCAGTGATGTTGGTCGGCAAATGTACACTGCCGCCGACCGCTATTTCACTTACGGTTTCGTGCCAGCGATGGTTGAAGTTGACCCGGTGAACATGATGCCTCGCATTACGTTCATGGACTCCATCGGCGCGTACCCCGTGTTTAACCGTTGGCATCAGATCGAAGCTGGGTTTTTCTCTTTCTACAAGACCCGCGACGAACTGATCGCTATGTACCCGGACGCTGAACCGTCCATTAAGCAGTCGTCTACGGGTAACGAAATGATTGAGGTTGTCCGCTACCACGACGCTAAAGTGGACATGCTGTTTTTGCCGGGACGGAACGCTACTGTTCTGGAGTCGGTGAAGAACCCCATCGGTGAGTGTTTGATTGAATGGACACAACGTCCCGGTGTGGATGAGGACTCGCACGGCCAGTTCGATGATGTTTTGGCTGTGCAGGTGGCGAAGGCACGTTTCGCGTTGCTGAGCCTGGAGGCGGCGCAAAAGTCCGTGCAGGCTCCCATCGTCCTCCCGCCTGACGCTCAAGAACTTGCCCTTGGCCCCGATAGCGTGATCCGCACCGCTAATGGTGAGCGTGTCCGCCGTGTCCCGATTGAGGTGCCGAACAGTGCGTTCGCGCAGCAGGGCGTCCTTGACCAGGAGTTGCGTCAGGGTTCCCGCTACCCGGATGCCCGCACGGGCGAGGTTGAGGGTTCCATCGTGACAGGTCGCGGTGTGCAAGCTCTCATGTCTGGGTTTGACACGCAGATCCGCACGGGTCAGGCGATGTTCGCTAAGAGTTTCCAGAACCTTGTGCGTAAAGCGTTCATGGTTGATGAGACACTGTTCGGGTCGGAAACTAAGACGATCCGTGGGAACAGTGACGGAACCCCGTATGAGATTAAGTACCGCCCGGAGAAAGACATTAAGGGCGACTATACGGTAGATGTGCAGTACGGTCTTATGGCCGGACTGGACCCGAACCGGGCACTTGTGTTCGGTTTGCAGGCTCGCGGTGATCGTTTGATTAGCCGTGATTTCCTTCGCAGGCAAATGCCGTTTGCATTGAATGCGTCCGAGGAGGAGCAGCGCGTCGATATTGAGGAAATGCGTGACGCGCTTAAACAAGCAGTAGCTGGTTATTCGCAGGCGATTCCTGTTTTGGCTCAGGCCGGTCAGGACCCTGGCGATATTCTTTCGCGCTTGTCCGAGATTATCCTTGGCCGTCAAAAGGGCCGACCCATAGAAGAGGTGGTGTCGGAGGCGTTTGCGCCGGAGGAGATGCCCACACCACCGGGGGTTGAGTCCCCAGGTGAGGGAGCCGCAGGGATGGTCGGTGCCCCTGGTGAGGCTCCCCCTGGTGGTGGCGGGGAAGACCTGGAGGGTTTGTCGTCTAGCGGTCTTGTGCGTGGTGTCGCGCAGGGTCAGGCGGGCATGCCTGCTGGGGGTCGCCCTGATTTGCAGATGCTTATGGCTTCGCTTGGCGCTAGCGGGGAACCGAATCTTGGCGTCGGTATTAGCCGTCGTCTACCTATCTAGGAGTTAGTTATGTGCGTTTCGTGTGGATGCTGGATGGACACTACCGGCAAGATGGGTGGGGACGGTAATCACCCTGAGAACTCTAGTGTTATGCCTAATGTAAAGACTACGGTTTCACCTTTGGCTAAGCCGTTGGGTCGTAAGTACAGTGAAGAAGATTAATACTCGTCAACCACTTGCAAAGGCTAAGATGGCTGGTGCTAAGAAGGCTGCCCGGAAAGCGTTTTGGGATAAGCCGAATCCTAAGAAAAAGTCAAAACCGTTGACTGCAACGCAGAAGGCTGCTGCTAAGGCGCGGGCGAAAAAGGCGGGGCGTCCGTACCCGAATCTTGTTGACAATGCCGCCGTCAAACGAAGGAAGAAGTAAAATGGCTGAAGAAAAAAAGTCAAAGAAGCAGGCAGCCGCAGCTAAGCGTGGTTACCCGACTACATTAGCAAAGGCTAATCTGGAAAAGGGTAAGGTTCGCGCAGGTAAGGGCAAGGGAACCACCGCGCAACGCAAGGGTCAAAACATTGGTGTAGCTGACGGCACCATTAAGTTGGGTCGGGGCGGCAGGTCCTACAATGTTTACGATGCAAAGACCGGAACTTGGAAAAAGGGTGTTGTGAAGACAGCTAGCCCCTCCAAGCCAAAGTCTAAGTCGGGTGGCGAGCCGCCGAACCGTTCGCAAAAGGCCGCGAAGGATAAGGCCGCTAGCAAGGACATGCGAATGGGTTACAACTACTCCACGAAGTACGGCAAGCCCGCGACACCGTATTCTAACCGTGGTGCAACGGTGAAGAAGACTGCTGGTCAGCCGAAGGCTATGCGCCCGTCTGGTGGGCCTACTCGTTACGCTCGCTCCTCTAACAAAAAGAAGTAATGCCGGGTAGAAAAGGTTCGTCTGGAAGCAATTATGCTAAAGGCGAGCCGCCTAATCGAACCAAAACAAATAAGCGCAATTTGAAATTGACTCGCCCGTATAGCAAGTCAAACCCAAAGCCGAAGAAGGAAGGCCGACCCTATAAGGGTTCTAAGCCTCCTGCTATGAAAAAGGTTGCACGTAAATCATCTAAAGGTAGATAATGGCTGCTAAGAAAGATCCACGCCTAGAACGAGCAGGCGTTTCGGGATACAACAAGCCGAAGCGCACACCTAACCACCCCACCAAGTCGCATGTTGTTGTGGCTAAGGAGGGTGACAAGGTGAAGACGATTCGTTTTGGGCAGCAGGGCGTTATGGGCGACAAGAAGCCTACGAAACGTCAAGCGTCTTTCAAGGCACGTCACGCAAGTAATATTAAAAAGGGCAAAATGTCTGCCGCGTATTGGGCCGATAAGGTCAAGTGGTAGGTATGCCTGAGAATAAGCCGAAGCCGAAACTTACGGCTCAGCAAAAATATAATCAGTTGAAGCGGCAAACGGAAGCCGCTGGCATGAAGGTGACAGAGAAAGACGGCAAGATCGTTGTCACTCGTAAGTCAAGAACTAGCAAAGGGAGAAAGTAATGCCGCAGCCTAACAAGGGCACGCACGGTAAGCCGCACACCGCCCCTCCGATGATGGGACCGGCTGGAAGCGCACCGAATCACGCCGACAAGGTGAAGTTTGGGATGCACACTAAGGGCACTAAGGGCAAGGGCAACAAGTAGATTCGAGGTAGAAAGGCAATATGATGAGGATTCCAGCGCGGGATATGAGTGTTCATGTTGCCTACCTTGACTTGCATCTTGCGATAGTCGCGCAGGGGGTGTCATATTCGCCCGATGTGGCTGATGACATGGTTGGACGCATGGGCAGACTCCTTGACGAGTCGCTTTTGCATTTAGCTGAGTATGGGCTGCTAGATACTGAAGAAGAGGAAGACGAGTTCGGTCCTGTCCCAGACAGGGAACTTGTTGACCCTAGGGTTATTTACGTGGAGGACGAAGATGGCTGAGCGTCAGCAAGGCGGTCGGAGGACCCCAAGAAGCCCTGCCCCAGTTTCGGGTCCAGGTAGTTTGTCGCAGCGCACGGACGGCGGGCCGCAGCAAGTGCAGCCTAGTGTTTCTGGTATGCCGTATGGCGAGAATCAGGAACTTGAAGAGATGCAATCGGCTGCTCCTTTGAGTGCTTCTCCGTCTGCTCAGTCTCCACGGGCACGTCAACGTCAAGCTCGTAGCACTGGTCGTAAGGCTGGTGACATGGGTGCGACTCCTTTAATGTCGCCTACGCAGCGTCCTGATGAGCCTATTACTGATGGCGCGCCGTTTGGCCCTGGTGCGGGTCCGAACACTTTGCCGAACTCGAAAGAGCAGGCTTCGCGGGATGCCCAGATGATTGCTAAGTATCTTCCTGATCTTATGCAGATGGCGGAGGCACCTGATACGCCTGACGGGTTTAAGCGCTTTGTTCGTTATTTGCGGAATGTGAGCCGATAGTGCCAAGCTTTATTAACAACATTGATGCCGTAGTTAAGTCTATCGGCACTGAGGATGTTGGCTTGGTGTGGGGTTTAGCTAACGTGCATTGGGCTAACGAGCAGGAACGGGATTCTTTTTTGACGGAAATTACTCGCAGTGGCTAAAAAAGGAAAAGAAACCCTTTCTATGGATGACTACCAACGAACTGAGCGTTGGGTAGATTTTACTGTCGGTCCGGGCACGCTGGAGCTTGCGCCGCAGCCGGTGCAACCTGGTGCTGCTGTAGCGCCTGGTGGTAGCGGTTCTTCCGCTGGTGAAGTTGAGGGCCTTGGTGACCCTAGGGATTTTGATGAGAACTTCCCTATTGAGCGTCCCGATGTTCCTGACATGGAAGAAAAACTTCCTCCCGAGGCTGAAGGTGGTATCCTTGGCGGTTTTCGTCAGTTTATGGACAACATTTGGTTCGATGATCTTGGCGGTAACCTCCGGGGCGAGTCGGGTTGGCTTGCCAACATTCCTTTGTATGAGGAAACGGTTGGTAATGTTTTTGAGGCTGGGCTGACAGCAGGCAGTTCAGCAATTGACGCTATCGATTGGGGTAGCACTCAACTAGGCAGGCTTATTACTGCCGCTGTTTCCGCTGCTCCTGGTGGTATTCAAACTCTTACGTGGGATGAAACTTCTCAAGTTTCAACCATGCAAGCTGCGATTACTTCTGTGGGTCTTGAGTCTAAAAGAATACGCGAAGGCGGGTTCCGCCCTAGCGATGTTCTTCTTTTTGCTAATCCAATAACTTCTCCGTTTATTCTTGCTGGTTACGCCGCGTCAGATAGCCCTATTCAGCAAGAGGGTTTCGATATTCTTGATAAAGAAGCAAAAGATGCTGCTTTCTCTCAAGGGTGGGAGCGTTTCTTTTCGGGTCTTGGCGACGCGGGTGTTCGTGTCGGGACTGATCCGCTAATCATTCTTGGCGGTGGGTCAAGTGTTCTCCGATACGGCACTAAAGCCGGAAAGTTCGGGGGCTTTTCTAACCAGCAACTTCGCACGTCAGCGCAAGTTGATCGGTTCGGTCGGACACTTGACGAGCAGGCCGCGCTAATTGATGATCTTGGTGTTGAAGGTGCCCGTCAAAGTGGTCGCTTAACGAGTGAGGGCGAGAACCTTATTCGTGCGATGCAAAACGATGCTGCTGGTAACGCTAATCACATTTGGACCAAGAGCAGCAATAATGAGCGTGCCATGCAAGATCTGCTTGGCCGAACCAGTATTGACAATCCCCGTGAGGCCGCTGCCGTTGTTGGTGCCCTTTCGGGTAGGGCGCAATCGTGGCGCGAGTTGCGGCAAATGAATCCGCAAATGTATGATGATGTGGCGCTGGCTAATGGTTTTGATCTTGCTAGTTCGCTTCCTTCCGCCCAGCAAGTTGGCCGTCTTGATTTTGTTCCGAGTTATTCTGACGACACCCTTAAAGTTTTTGATGACATTGTTAAGCAAGCTGAAGAGGCCGCAGCACTACCGGCTACCCTTGGTGCCGGTGGGCAGGTTCTCACTCGCGGTGGTGCGCGTGGTCGCCTAGAGAGCCTTACTCGTGCCGCTGGTGCTTGGCGACAAGGCGCAACTAGGACACAGTTCCAACGCAAACCATTTGGGACAGCAGGAGAATCATCAACCGTTGGCCGTAACGGTGGATGGGTTTATGACTTCATCGAAGGCACTAGCGCATCCCGCCCGATTACTGCTGTCCGCTGGGTTGGGCGCAGCACACCGGCTGGTGTTTTGTTTTTGAAGGGTCAGGATCTTCGGTCTTCTAACCGCGAGTGGGCTGCTTGGCTTCGCAAGTCACCACTAGATCAACAAGAAGCCAACCGATTTTACGTGCGTTACGTTGGCGCTAAGACCGTGCAAGAGCGAACTCGTATTGTTGATGAGGCTGAAGAGGCCGTCGTCACCCAGATCGCTTTCAAGAATGACATTAACCCTGAAAATGCGAAGAAACTGTACGAAGGGTACCGTGCCCGCAGGTCTTATGCTTTGCGTCAGGCCAGGTCCACTGAATCTAACTTTTACATTGATGACCAGACTGGTGAACTTGTTAAGGTTCCTAGTTTCTACGCTGAACTTGACCAGGCAGTTCCGCTGCTTGACGTTAAAATGTTTAACCGTGTCGCTAAAGACAACAAGACTTGGCTGCGTTCCGTCGAGGACGTTACTCTTGCCGCTGACTACGTAAACAGTTTGTGGAAGATCAGTGTTCTTCTCCGGCTTGGCTACACTCAGCGTAACATTGCCGAGGGTGCTCTTCGTTCTTTCGCGGTTCTTGGCATGGTTGCTGCCAATCCGCAGGCGTGGAAGAACGCTCCTGGCAACATTCGCTATGTAAGAAAGTCACGCAAAGCAAAGAAGTCCCTTAAGCAAAAAGAAAAAGCCCTTTCGGAAAAGTATCAGGAACTTGAGGAAAGCAAAAAAGTTCTTGTCGCCGCACGCAGCGAGTCTAAACTTGACGAGTGGGATGAACTTCAGAACGAAGTTGACGACATTACTTCGCAGATTGATGAGCTTCTTCAAGGCCGCAAGGTTAGGGAACTTACTAAAAAGCAACGTGCCCGCGTTAAGTCTTTGCAGAAGAAACGTGAACGGACGCTTGAAAAGCAGCAGACCATACAAACAAGTAAGGTCGATCCTCAGGCTGACCGCATGGACAGCCTTATTGCCCAGCAGGAACTTCTTGCGCGAGAGATTCAGGATCAGCAGCAGGTTATTGCTGATGTTATGACTCGCTTGCGTTCCGCGCAAGAGGCACGCAAGATCGGTGGCACTCGCGCTAATGTGATGGATGATGGCACTGAACTTCCTGGCGCTTTCCAGGGTGATGAGGGTGCTATTGCCGCTGCTCTCGCTTCGGCTGACCGCACGCAGGCTGCCACGTTCCAGTGGGGTGCCGGTGCTCGCGCCGAGATGCTGGGTAGCGGTAATGATTTCCGTCGGATGGACCCGTCTAAACTCACTGCCAAGCAGATGGATACGTACTGGTCTGAGTACACTTTGCGGATCAACAACCGTTACCGTACAGATCCCGTAGCAGAGCGAGTTTTGCGTGGCGATGACATTGAGTCAATTAAAAGTTGGCTTGCCACTCCTGAAGGTCTTCGCTACCGCAAGGAACTTAGCGTCAATGGTAGGCAGTTAGACAGCGAAGAAGCTGTTGATACTTACTTGTCTAAGATTGTTGCTCGTTTGGATAACGAGGTTCCCGATGTTGGGGATCTTAGGCAAATGGTTTTGAAGCAGGAGATTTCTAAGGGCGAGTTGATGACTCAACTGGCTGGTAGGGAACTTCCTGAGATTGTTGGTCGTTATGCCGACGAGATGGACATGAATGTTTTTGCTCGCGGCTTTAAGGGTTTAAATAACTGGACCGATAAGGCTATGAAGTGGCTTGGTACTGTTCCTGAGAACAAACTGCTTCGCCATCCTTTTTTCAATTCAGTTTATACTGCTCGCCAGCGTGACTTGTGGCGTTTGGCTAGGGATCAAGGCGAAGACATTACTGATCCTCGCGTTTTGGCTCGCTTGAACACCGCTGCACGCTCTGATGCTCTTAAGGCCACTCGTGACACTATGTATACGATTGAGCGGTTGAGTAACGCTGGCGAAATGCTTCGATTTGTTTCACCGTTCTTCCCGGCTTACGAGAACGCTATGAGAGTGTGGGGACGCATCGCGTATCAGCGCCCGCAGGTGTTTGCTGTCGGCAACATGCTATGGAACATCCCGAACAATCTTGGTTGGGTTGTTGACGAAAACGGCGAAAAGGTTGAGCGCAGCAACTTCTTGAAGGATGAAGGCCAGTACATTATTTGGCCTGAGCCCATGCAAAAGTTTTTCGAAACTAGGTTTGGTCCTATAACTCCGGGGCAGGCTGTTATGTCTCGCCAGCAGGGTTTGAATGTTATTTTCCCTGGTGGTGCTTGGTGGTTCCCAGGTGTCGGGCCGATGGTGCAGATTCCTACTTCGCGGATTCTTCGGGGTAAGCCAGAGGATCAAGAGATTCTTAAAAGTTTTCTTGGCGAAGAAGTATACAATCAGGTTACCCCTTTCGGTAACGTCAACAACAGTCTTGTTGAAAGCATCATGCCGACGTTTGCTCGCCGGGTAAAGCAGATGCTTGGTGGGGAAACTAGCGATAGCGCCTATTTGACTTCCTATAATCAGATTCTTGAGGATGCGTACATTCAGGCTCAGATTGATGAGCGCACTTTGACGGAGAAAGATTACAAGGAGATTGACCGTCAAGCGAATAACTTCTGGATGTGGCAGATCGCTGCTGCTGGTTTGCTTCCGTTCCAGTCGAAGCAGATGAGTAAGTTCCAGTTGCAGCGCGACAAGTGGAATCAGCTTATTGATGATGAGTCTATTCCTTACAGCGAGAAGGTTCGCTTGTTCTTGGAGGATCAGGGTAGCGAGTTTTTCGCTGGTCAAGACTTTGCTGCGATCACTCGTTCGGGTTCGTTTAGTGAAACTAAACTTAATCCTAACTTGAAGACGTGGCAGCGGATCACTAAGAATAAGGATCTTGTTGCGGATCTTTACGAGATTGATCCTGAACTTGTGGGCATGTTCGGCAATATGGGTTCGTATGATGATCCGTTCTCGTATGCCGTGTATGGTGAGTTCGCTCAGCATTCTCCGGGCCGTGACGGTAAACCTGTTCGCCGTAGGTTGCGCCCTAGGGAGATTGCTCGCAATAACGAGATTCGTGACGGTTGGACTGCGTATTGGAAAGTTAAAGATTACGCGGAGGAGAAGGTTCTTGCTGCTGGTTTGAGTAGTTTGCAGGTTAAAGCGGCTAAACCTTTTAAAGATGTTCTTGATGAAAGCATAGTCGCTATATCTGAACGCTACCCTGCATGGGGCGAGGAACGTCAAATATACACAGAAAAGCTTCCGTTGTTTATTCTTGGAGCACGTAAAATTGTCCAGAACGCTCAGTTAATGGATGAGGACTCAACGGTCGCGGCATTAGCGCAATACTTAAACATACGTGATGACTTGTCAAACAGGCTTTCTCAAGTTAATGACCCTGAGGTCAGGCAGCGAATGCGAGAAGTTGGATACGCTGCCGCTTTCCAGTTGCGTCAACAGGACATAGGGTTTGCTGATTTTTACGATCAGTACCTTGCCCGTGATGATTTTCGGAAGGTCTAATGGACGACGTTGTTCTTAATTACCAAACGGCGATGGATGCTATTCCGGTTAATGTTCAGGCCGAAGAAGAGATTAGCATTCCTGTTGGCTCAACATACCAGACCGGAGCTGGCGTTGTCCCTCGCTACCAAACTTTGTCTCAAATGCAGATGAATGTTTTGTCGTGGGCTTCTAACCGTAGCCCTGAGTACACGACGTTCGCGCAAAACATGGTTGATGCGGGGTTCCTTCCTGAGTCCGCTATGGACCAGCCGACGAGTGCAGCAAATAATTTGCAGTATCCTGTGCAGGTTTTCCAGGCGTATCGTGCTGGTGGCGGTGACATGGACTTTAACGAGTGGTTTGACTGGTACTCGTCTACTGCTCGCGCACAGCGCGGTTCTTCTGGTGTCGGTGGTGGCTCTGGTGCTTACACTGGTCCTAGAACCCGCACCAGTGTCAGCATTACAAGCCCAGAAGACGCCGAAGTTCTCTTGCAAGAAGCGGCACGCGACATGATTGGTCGCTCGCTTACTGCTGAAGAAATTGAAAAGTACACAAAG